TTGTTACAAATGAATTGTGATATTTGGACTTCTAACACAGATCAAAAATTACAATTAATGGAACAAATATTAGTATTATTTAATCCAACATTAGACATAAGAACAAATGATAGTCCTGTTGACTGGACTGCGTTAAGTCATGTTGAATTAACTAATACAACCTGGAGTACTAGAAGTGTAGGATCAAGCATAGACGATATTATTGATGTTGCAACTTTAAGTTTTAATATACCAGTGTATATTAATCCTCCAGCAAAAGTAAAGCAACAAAAACTAATTCATACTATTATTAGTGAGCTTTATAACTTAGACGAAGACAACCTAGACTTGTTCAAAGACCAACAGAGCTTTGACAAGAAAACGTTACAATATACAGTTGTAACATATGAAGATAGAAAAGCAAAATACGAAGATGGAAATCTGCAATTACTAAATCAAAACGGATCAACGTTAGATGATGATGGCTTAACTTTAGATTGGTCTAAAGAGCTAATACCATTTGGTGTATTACGATCTGGAATTAGTCAATTACGACTTAGAAAAAGTACAGGCGTTTCAGATGAAACAAATGATATTATTGGCAGATTGGACTTACATCCTTCAAATCCAAATCTATTAACAGTCGATGTAGACGCATCAACTTTACCTAGTAACACATTGGGTGCAGTTAATGCTATATTAGATCCAGGTATCAATTATCCTGGCGATGGTACCGTAACAGCGGCCGCAACAGGACAAAGATATATTATTTTAAATGATATACCTACTAGTGCAAACTGGAATAATGTTGTTGCTGGTAAGTACGATATCATAGAGTACAATGGCACTACTTGGATAGTAAGTTTTGATAGTTCAAGCATCTCTACAGTAAATTACGTAACTAACGTAGCAAGTAATGACCAACTAGAATGGAATGGCTCTGAATGGGTCAATAGCTATGAAGGAATTTACAATGCAGGATACTGGCGACTCTATCTCTAATTACTGTGACGATCCATGCGACGATTGCACACATTGGATAATTAAATTATAATGATAACAGCAAGTGGGTGTTTATTTTTAAGCACAGATACCGGAAGAGTAATGTTACAGCAAAGAAGTGGCGCTGTCAACCATCCTAGGACATGGGGCTTTTTTGGCGGCAAAGCTGAAGGTAAAGAAAGACCTGTTGAATGTTTACTGCGTGAGATTGAAGAAGAATTAGGATTAGTTCCTGATATTAAAAAAGTTATTCCAGTTAATAAGTTTACAAGTCCTAATAAGAAATTTATATACCATACATTTGTAGTTACAGTAGAAGAAGAATTTCTTCCTATATTAAATAATGAAAGTGATGGTTATTGTTGGGTTAAAGTAGGTAATTGGCCTAGACCGTTACACCCTGGTGCTAAAATACAATGTAGTTCAAAACAATTTATTAAGAAAATTAAAACTATATACGAACAGCATACTACACCGTTGGAATAATAATACCCATTTCTTTTCTAGTAAATATTCTATCTAAAAATGCATCAAATACTTCTTCAGTATCATATTGATGAAGTTCGCTAAATTCAGGATCAACTTCAATAATCTCTTCTATAGTTCTTATATTATGTGTGAAGCCCAATGCAATTGCAGTTTCTTTCCAACCCGAATATCTTTTTAACTTAAAATGTTTTTCTATTTCAGCACATTCAATTTTAACTTGCTGTAGCATTTTTTCATCATTCTCATACCAAGTATACATTGGGTAATCAATGTCCCACCCGCCTACATGTTTCCACCATTTAACACATTCTTCTGGTGTATCGTGAAATGCCCATATTGTAGCTTTTGGAAATAATTCTTTTAATAATGGTATATGATAACTAAACCAATGACTTTTAATAATTTTAGTCCCATGGTCCCAATTAGTAAATGGTGCTTTAAACTCTTTTACTATTTCTTCTTTTGTTAAATATTGAAGTAAATCAAACTTATGACCTACTGGATTATCCGGACCCCAATATGCGCCTCTGTGCCAGCCAACAACTTCTCCATTAACTTTTTTTCTATAAACAAAGTCATTTTTATTATCACTTAAATTAATATCTCTACATAAAAGACTCAGCATTCGGATTGCTCCACTCCATCTCGAACCCGGAGCTCCTGCAACTAGTAATAAGTCTTCACCTTGGTATTCCATTATATGCCTTTGTTAAGTTCTGTTAATATTTTATCTGCTAGATAATTATGAGTTTTAGGTCCTGGATGTATTTGATCCCTACCTAAATCTAGCATTTCTTCTTTTCTATAAAGAATTGACTTGATATGTATTGGTTGATAATTATAAAACCAATATTTTCTTCTTTCATCGGGTTCTAATATATAATACTTTGCATTTGGAAATGCTTGCATTAATGCTAAATCAAATAGTTGAAATATTTTACTGTTACTTTGTTTAAAGGTTTCTCTAATAAGATTTTTAATTTTTTCATCTTTTTCTTTTCTTAACCAAAATCTCATTAACCAAGCAGTACTATTGATTGCCCAACAATCACTTAGTATAACATACTTTGGAGTTAAATGCTTAAAGTCAAGTAAACTATCTGCTAAATCTAATAGTGTATCAAAATCACTTATATTAATATGTTTAAGATTAAGTTTTTCTGAGACGAGGTGTGGATAAGTTTTTTCATAAGGAACACCTGTTCCCATTGTTAAACTACTACCAGCAAAAATAATATCTACATCTCCATTATCATCTGGTCCTCTATAACCATTTTTATTCCATGTATAATTAAATTGATTCTCTGGTGAAGTCCAGTCTATATTTTGTACTGCTCCACCGGTCCAAGCATCTGATCCTGTTTTTCCTACAATAGATTTACTGCCGTTGTCATGTCCATACTCTTCTACTGTAGTATTTGGTTGTCTTTTTTGTTTTACTAGTTTTTCTCGAAAAGTCCATTCTAACTTTTCTTGTTCTGTCATCTGCGTAAATGGTCGTTCAATTGTCATACTTCAATGATTCTATTTTTATCTGGATTGTCAATCATATGTTGTATTTTGTCATTAATGAATCCAGTAAACTGAAACGTAACTCTAGGTGTATATCCAAAGTTAGCTGTTCCGTGTGGCATATTACACCAATCGTATGTTATACACTCACCTGCTTTGTATCCTTGATAATAAGTGTTACCAAATTGCCATACGTGACCGTAATCCCAATCTTGGAGCATGACTAAAAATCTTCTTAACTTTAAAGGTTTTTTATCTGCACCTGCATCAGTCCATATTTTACGCCAACCTGGCCTAGCATATCTCATTTGCTGATCAATGTGAATAGGAGTAACTTGTCCTAGTCTTTGAATGTGTAATCTAGATTGGTGAACATCTACACCTAATGCGTCTATCATTCTAAGTAGTATTTCATACTCTGGAGATTCATTACGTCTTGCAAAGTAATTCTCTCCATCTTTATCAAATGTTGCTCCAACAATTTTGTCATAATACATACTACTTACGTCTTCTTTACCAGAAGCAAGTATAACATCTTGTATTTCGCCATCATGTAAATCTTTATCTTGTTTACTTAAATTACGCTGTCTATAATTTCCTATAGTCATTTCTTTTGCAGTTTTTAATGCATGCTGTACTGCCTCACTAAAATCTCCTACAAATCTACAAGGTATTACAAATGTTTCTTCATGTGGATCAGCAAAAGGATCAAAGTGCCAATCTGCATGTAATTTATTATGCTCCCATCGACTTGGAACTCCATTTACTTTAAAGATGTTATCCATTTTGTTATGGTTTTCCATCTGTTTGTCGCTATACAGTTCATCTTTGTATGATGCGTCAGCTTGTGTATTACCTTCTTGATGTTTATAATCAGAGTTTTTAACTGCATCTACAAGATCAGCAATCTTCTCGCCACTGTTATAATTTTTATCTGTTTTTTGTTTCATATTAATTCTCCTTGCAGTTTGGTAACATACTAATAATTGTCTTTAAATTATTTTCAGTTAAGAATACACTCATCAATATATGATATATGCCATCAGTCATTGCAAAACTTCCATGTTGTTTTCTTGTATTTAATATATACGGTACACCTGGCTTGAACTCTACACGTTTATCTTCGTATATAAAGTTCCATTCGTTTACGGCTGTTTTGTTTAATGGAATAAAAATTCTAATTTGTGGGTTCATTCTAAATGCATCTCTATGCATACTAAAGAAGCTACCTGCAGACATTTTTGCGGCTCTACATCTAGCTAAATTTTCCCACTCTATAAAGAATTCCATAAGACTTGGACATTGACCAAGATTTTGGTTATAGCGTTGGTTCTCGTTGTGTTTGTCTTTATGGTCTAAAGATAAGTCGCCTAATGGTCCTGTAAGATTTGCACCAAACTTTCCATTAGGTCCGGCTTGCCATTCTAACTGTTCTAATTCGTTGATAACTTTTTCAGAATCAAATTTGTAATCTAATTCAAATATATCACCGTAACTATTCAGTAGTGGTAGTAGATTTATATCGCTCATTTTTTGGTTTCTTCCTTAATTCGTCCATATCTTTGATATGTTGGATACGCATAATTTGATGATACATTTTAATTACACCCTTGGGTGCATCTGCTTTCCACATAAATGGAAACAGTCCATGTACTACGCTCTTGAAAGCAATTATGATAAGAGACCAGCTATTTTTTATACTGTGCCATAAATGATAAAAGTATCCCCAACCTGTTTCTACTTGAAGGTGATGCTTAGATTCTTTAAACCACCTGAGCATGGTTATTCCTTAACTTTCTTCTTCATACTAGCTACAAATTGCTCACGTAGCCATTCATAATCATTAATTTTATTAAGATTTTCTACACTATCTTTATGTTCAATACCGTATGCTTTTCCTTCTAATGCACCTTTAAGACAGTAACGTCCAAATCGGGCGCCATTGTCAACAGTACACCATGTTTCTAATCTTGCGTCTGTTTCTATTTGTCGTTGATTAGGATTAACACTACTTGCAAGTTTAACACATTCACGGAATGCACTACGCCATGTTCTATATGGGTCTTTATTAAATCTTGTTATGTTTGATACATCAGAAATTGGTTGATAAAAACTAACTCCTGTTGTGAAGTCTGGTAACATATGTCCCATTGTTCTAAGTTGTGATCTTGGAAATAGTTTAACACCACCGTATCCATATTGTAAGTCATTTACTGGATTTCTAGCAGACCAAACGTATGTTGTATTCTTACGTTTACTCATTGGTGGAATAAAATCAAAGCTATAATGTGTCATCATATC